TTCATTTGCCGATCCCAACTCCCACTGGTAGGCAAATGGAAGCGCAATTGCTGATGGCCCGCAAACCACAGTCCGCGTGTACCTATGGGGAAAATCGAGGCCATTTTGGGCCTGATATGCCTCAAATGTGGTCGCATTTGGTCGCATTTGGTGTGACTTTGCGTTGCCTGGTGTGACTGTGCTCAAACTTGGTCGCATATCGTCGCATTTCGTGTGACTTCGTCGCATATGGTCGCATTTCGTGTGATGTGGCGTGATGTGCGTGTGATGTGCTCAATCTGGACGTGACTAGGCGTGACGTGCCTACCATGCGCGGCTGGCGGTCATGCGGTGCTTGATGTTGCGGTTGTTGTTGCACCTGGCGCAGGAGGCTCGGAGGTTGTCCTTCTCGAACCATTCGCCACCCATAGAAACGGGGAGGATGTGGTCCACCTGTTGTGCCGTCTGTGTGCAGCCTTCGCCTTTGATCTGGCATTGGTTGTTGTCGCGTTGTAGTACCTCGCGCCGTATGCGTCGCCAGGGACCGGCGTACTGTGGCTTCCTGGCCATCAGCAGTGGCGCTTCCACTTGCGGACCAGTGGGTGTTGGGATCGGCAAATGAAGGCCTGGAGTTGTGGCCTGTTCTTCAGGCATCCCCATCCCCAAGGACCAACTCTCCATTGGTGTGTTCCGTCTGGCCTGGTGTGGCCTCTGAATGCGATGGCGTCTGCAACCTTGACTTGTTGTGCTGGTGTCATTCCTTTGGCGCTGGTGTGGTTGCTGAACGCTTGAAATGTGCGCCTGTAAATGCCGAGGCCGCCTGTGTAGGACTTTGTGCTGTGGTTCCAGTTGCTGTTCGTTTCGCACCTCGCGAGGCCTGAATAGTAATCGTCCGGAAGGATCCCGCCGTACTTGTCATGGCCCTTGCTGCTCGCTTGAACTGGTGTGGCCATTAGGAGCCCTGGTATGGCAAGGAGGATGTACAGCGCCATACAACGGCCAGCGATCCTGTGTCTGTTCGTCTGCGGTGTTCTGTTGGTTGTACGTGTCCGAGGTCTTGTAGTTCCTGGCGTCGTTTCGCTGCGCTGCTGCGAAGGATGCCAACCTCGATGGATAGTTCGTAGTCGGTGGCTTCGCCTAGTCGTTTTAGGGCTTCCCATATTCGTGTCCTTTGTGAAGGGCCGCGACGCGATGCGTTTTGGGCGGCCTTGTGTGAGGTGTCTGGGTCTGTGGTGCGGACCAGCCTAATCGGGTGGATGATGGTGGTTGTGGGTATTGCGTCAAACAGTGACGGTTGAAGGCTCATAGTGTGTTCATTTCATCTTTGAGGACTTGTGTCAGTGCTGCTCGAAGGTTGGCCGCTGCTTCCACCATTGGGCCTTCCCACCCGATGATCTTGTGTGTGAACTCTGGTAGGTCCATCAATCTCCACGCTGCTCGGATGACGTCTTGGTAGGCGTGGACTATGCCCTGCGCCTTTTCAAGGTCTGCCTGTGCTTTGTAAAGTTCATTCAGGATGTGTTGTTCTGTCATTGGTCTTCTTCCTTGTCGTTGTATTCGATGAAACCTTGCCGGCGTAGGTCGCCTTCCATCTGGCGGATGAGGCTCAGGGCGGATCGCAGGGTTTGTTTTTCTTTGTTGCTTTGTGCGTCGTTCATTAATGCTTTGAGGTCGTCTTTGACTTCGCTGCGGTCAATTCTCACGCTGGTTGTTTTCCTGTTCCGTCGCACCTGGTGCAGACTGTGAACTCCTCGGTGTTGGGATCGTAGGTGTGGGATAGCCCTTCTTCTGTTATGTCTTCATAGCCGACTCTAAATCTGTTATCGCAAAGGCCACACGTTTTCTGTGTTGATGACCGGCTTGTTTGACTCTGTTTCATGTTGGCTCTGTTTAGTGCGTCAGCCCTGGCCCCACCCCTCTCCTCATTCTTGGGGCCACCCTTCGTCACTGGTGATGACGTTTTTAGGATGTACAGGTTGGAGGATGGATCTCCTGCTGGCCCTGTTCGGTGTTCAACTGTGAGGGCGTCTATCTCGACCAGTTCGTCTTTGGCTCGGTCAATGGTGGCGGTGCTGCACTGCATTAATTCTGCGAGTGTTTTACGTGAGGGCCATGCGCGTCCCTGGCTGTTTGCAAAACGGTTGAGGATTGCGTACAGCCGCACTGCGTTGCTTGAAATGGGCGCGTACAGGACGAACTCTGGAACTATGGCAAAGTAATCGGTGCTGCGGATCTCAGTCATTGCATGGCTCCCATATCTCATTTGGGTTGTTGTTCTCGTCGTGGAATTGGTCGCCGTAGCCTGCCCTGGCCATGTAGGCAATCATGGTTGGTGGTGCCGGAACGCTGACCAGCCTGTACTTGTGGCCGTCTTCAATCTTGTACGTTTCAGCCATTGGCTGCTTCTGCGTCGTAGAAGTGATGGCATCCGGATAGGACTGTGGGCTCTGGGTCTAGGGGGAGTCTCATAATGCCACCGATGGGTTCTGGTGTTCCAATTATTAGTTCAATGATGAGGGTTATCTTTTCACCGCAAATGGCGCACTTCACGGATGTCAGTTTTGGGTATTCGCTCAGGCTCATCCCTGTTCCATCTGTTCTTTTTTTAGGTCCTCGATCAGGATGCTGGCGGTGCCTTTGCTTATCTCATCCAGGCCTGCCGGTGGCAATTTGCCAAGGGCTTTGCTGATGGCTTTGATGGCGTTGATCTGTGGTTGTGTTGCCAGTGGGTGCCCTGTGCCGCTGACTGCGCTTGGGAGGCTCTGTGTGGCCTTTGGCGGCGCTGTGGGCGCTGCTGTGGTGCTTGGGTGCTGTGTCTGTTCCCTGCGGGCTTTCACTTCGTCTAGCGATGCCACTCGTTTTGAGTCTGCTGCTAGGGCTGCGACTATGGCGCGGCCCCAGGCGCTAGTTTCGGCCACCATCAATTCTGAATTGCGGGTGTAGGGCGTTGTGCCTGGCAATGGTTCCCATGCTGATCCCACGCCTGGCCTGGGGTCGTCTGGTGTTCGGTATGCGGCGGCGATGTACACGATGAAGGTTTTGTCTGCTGTCGTGATGATGTCGTAGGGCTGGTGTGGGTTTAGTGGTTGGAGGCTGCCTTCTGGGTGGCGGTCTTTGAAGATGCGCAGGCGTTCTGCTACATCGACGTAGTCCTTCATCCGGTCTTCGTATTCGCTCATCGTGCTGCGTCCTGGATCGTGAAACGGACCGGCGGTGTGGCGTCTAGGAATGTCAGCAGTTGGCCTTTGCGTTCGCTGTGGATCCATGTCCAGTCGTTGCCTAGTTCTGCGCGGACCAGTTGGTCTGCTGCTGCCAGGATGCGATCTCGGTGTTCTATTTCTTCGCGGCTGCGTCGTTTGCGGATGGTCATTGTGCTGTGTCTTCCTGTTGGTTGTTGATGTTGAATTGTTGCCATGCAATGCGGGCTGCTATCAGTTCGGCTATTGGCTCGAGTTGTTGGGTGGTCATTGCGTTCAGGCCATCCCAACCGGCGCACTTCAATGTGCCGTCGTTTTGGAAGTGTGCGGTTACTCCGCCGATGCGGCCTGTGTCGTTGACCAGGACCACGTTGGTGTAGTCGACCTGGCCTGGGACTGTACGTCGCACCGCGATGCTGTGGATCTTCCATGTGCGGTTGCCAATGGTGGCGCTGTCTTGACTTAGGTCGTCCATGTTCATTGTGCGTCTGCTTTCTCGCAGGCGCTGCAGAAGCAGTCGTCTTCGTCGTCGTTGTCTTCTGCGCAGTTATGTTCCTTCAGGTCGATGATGTCGTCGTCCCATTCTTTGCCGCTGCCGTAACTTTCGGCTGCTCCAAGCGCCAGGTAAATCCTGGTGGTTCCATCGAATGCGTCGAGGATGGTTGTTACTGCTTCGACGTCTGCCAGCAGTGGGTAGTTGGGCTGGAATGCTCCGGTGACTTGTGTGTAGCCGTCGACTTCGTGGTAGTCACGTAAATCTTGGAGCCGTTCTATTAGTTCGTTAAGTGTCATGGTCTTCTTCTTTCGTTTTGGCGGCTTGAACTCCGCCTGTTGATTATCGGGCAACGCTGGCCGGAAGTCAACTATTCGAAGTGGGGCGGCCCTGGGGCGGGAAGAAGTACCAACTCCCAGGGCCGCTGCCGTGTCGCAGGTGGCCGTGTTCAAGTGGCCTGCGACGACCTTGCTCAGGCTTTGTTGGCTCTGAAGTGTGCCTCTATGGCGGCGGCGTCTGCTCCTGGGGCCACCTCATAGTGGATCCACATTCCGCCTGGTGTGCCGCCGTTGTCTGTGGCGGTCCATTCTTTGATGCCGTTGTTCTTGTCTGCTCTGCTGCATCGAAATCCTCGGCCCCATGCCTTAGTTGCTTTGGGTGCTTTGTAGTTGTACTGATGCACTTCTTCGAGGTGCAGTTCGTCTGCGTGTGCAACTAGGTACATGAAGACTGTGTCTAGCACTTTGGGATCGGCGTGGCCAATATCGACTGCTCTGCCAGTGGCATGAACGCTCATGTACGGTGCGCACTTAGGGTTGTGTGGATCTAGTTTCTGGATCGCTCCTGGCGCTGACCTCATCACTCTTACGTTGAGCCCACCCATGTAATTCATTTTCCAGCGTCGCTGTATCAGGTCACTTAGTTTCTTAGCAGCGGGATGTGTCGCTGTTCCTACTTTGTCGAAGCCGGTGTACTTGCGTTTGGTGTTTGTCATTTCTTGCCGCCGAGGGCTGTGTCCAGTTCTTCTTTGGATAGAACTCCGTCTTCGTAGTAGGCGCGTAGGACGCGCTCGAGCACTCCTGCTGTTGCCATGAAGCCGGCCATGCCTGCTGCTTTGGCGAGGTCAACTCCGAGGATGGCTCCGCCTGCTAGTGCGCTTAGTGCGCTGGTGCCGAATACTGCGACTATGCGGGCGATGACTGTGGTCAGTTTCATTCTGGTTCTTTCATGAATAGTGCTAGTGCTAATTGTAGAAGAACTGCGACGCCTGTGATGGCTAGTGCGCGGCTTTGTACGACTCCGGACATTGAAACTAGGGCGATGCCTGTTCCGGCCCAGGTCCAGACGTTGTCTTGGATGAACTTCATCGTGTTGTCTTTCGTTGTGGTGCTGGTGCTGTTATCAGCAGCGCGGTGGTGATGATGATGATGCGTCTTGTGCGGACTGGTACGCGGGAGCCGACTGGGGTGTAGTTGTCAACCTTGCCACTGAAGATGTTAATGGCTTCTTCGAATTGCTCGCGTACGTTGTCTGGAGCTTTTTGTACTGCTTCTGCAATTGCTGTTGCCTGCTCAATGGTGAGGTTGTCTTCGTTGATGGCTTCAAAGATGGCGGCGGCTTGTTCTGGTGTTGCTGCTTCCAGGACCGCTAGTGATGCGGCGAGTTGTTGTGCTTCTGCATCGTTGATGCCTTGCTCAACGATGGCGGTGATGGCCTGCTGCACTTCTGCCTGCGGGATGTCCTGTGCGGTTGTTAGTAGGTCGAGGACTGTTTCGTCGATGGTGTTATCGGTGACAGGGGCTGGCGGTAATGTCGTCGTGAATGATGTTGTTGTTGTGGTTGTCTGCGGTGGTGCAGGGGGTTGTGTGCTGGTTGTGTTGGGAACAGTGGAAGTCGGGCCGCTGATCGTGCTGGTGGTTGTGGGTGCCTGTGTTGTGGTGTAAGTGGTCGCCGGCGTCGTCGTCGTGGCTGGTGCGGCAATTGTGGTGGTTGTGGTGGTCGATGTCGACGTTGTGCTTGTGGATGTGGTGGAGGTTGAGGTCGTGGTGGTTGTGCTTGTGGTGGTCGTGGTTGTCGCGGGCCCTGGGCCGCTGAACGCGTCCGGTTGTATTATCTGCCAGCCCTGGTCGTTAATGTTCCAGGCCAACATGAAGCAAGTGGCACCGCCGTTCTCGTAGAACCACGCATCCAGTAGTTGTGGCCCTGGTGCCAGTTGAAGTAGTCCGGACTCTGTCGCGCTGCATCCCTGGTCCATCCAGGATCCCCATTCTTGTGTTCCAATTTTGACGGTGCCGCCGTCGTCCGAGGCCACCCAGAACTCGATGGTGTTGTGTTCTGGGATCGTGATGGTGCCGGTGTAGTGCGCCATAAACATGTCTTCGCCGCAGTTGCCTATTGGCTGGTACTCATAGACGATGTTGATGAATGGCGCGGTGGTGCTGCCGCACGTTTCGTACGTGCTCGAGTTCTTTTGTGGTGGCGTGTCGGTGATGGTGTAGCCGGTGACCGTGAGTCCGTCGTTGTTCGCCGTTGCTTTTTGTGCTGTTGCTGTTAGTGCGATGATGACTCCTATTACTGGCAGGAGTCTGCGTATCACGGCTCTAAAGGTTCTGCCGGCGCGGGTAGTGCCGCTATTTCTTCGGCTGTGAGTTCCCTTGTAATTGTTTCGCCTGTGATGGCATCGTGAAAAGTGCCTAATAATGGTTCTGTGTTGCTCATGGGTTAGCCCTTTCTGTAACCGTAAACGGTCAAAGTTGCGCTAGTAATAGTTCCGCCAGCAAGCCATGTGAAGCCGTCATAGGAACTGGCAACGCCGTGAATGCCGTTGATAAATCGGTTGCCCCCGCCACCTGCTGTTCTTGGGTCGTTACCTTGTCCGCTGAAACTTGTAATGCCAGCAATAAACGGATTACTAACTTCCATTTGACCAGCAGATAGCGATGTGTCAGCCACTATTAGCGTGTCGAATTGTGTTGTGTTGCTTGCGTTCCATCCGTTAATAGTGGCAGAAGTGTAAACGCCATAAGAGCCATTGAAGTAATAGGAAACTATTGAGTCTGTCCCTGAAACTCTTAATCTAATTTGCGCTGACGCAACTCCAGTAGTTTTTAAGTTAGTAGCGACAATTTTGTATGCATCATAGGTTGCACTGAAGCAGTTATTTATTGAGATAGTGGTGCCGCTAGTTGCTGTGGCGCTCGTGACATAGACGAGTCCGGAGTTTGTGAGGTAAGTGTTGATGTCACTTGCTGGAAGTGCGACGCCGTCTGAAAATGTTTTGATGGCCATGTTGTTTGCTCCTAGAGGATCAGGTCGGTTCCGCCAATAAGGCTAGTTCCAATTGTGAATGGGTTAGTGAACCGCACTGATCCGTTGATCGTTGTTGTCCATTGTCCTGGGGTGATGCGGTGTTCTATTGACTGCAGTAATTGTTTGACTGTGGTGCTTGAACCTGTGCGCGGGACAATGTTGACTGTAATGCGGTCTAGTAGTTCTAGACCGAGGATGGTTGTCCAGTTGGCTGTTGATGCTTCAACGTTGACGTCTATTGGTGAAAGGACTAGTGCGGTGTCTTTACTGAAACCGATAAGCATGTTTCCTAGTGCTTGTGCGTCTTGTGATGTGGATAGTTGGGTTGGCCAACTGCCACCCATTGTTCCGTATGCGGTGACGGATGTTGCGTTGGTGACTGTAACTGTGGCGTCGCCTGTGAAGCCGACGGCTAGGGTGTTTCTCATGTTTTCGGAGTCGATGGCGTAGTCCAGTTGTGTTCCGATGCCGATCCCTGCTCCACCGAATGTTGCTTGGCTGGTCAGGGATGTTCCTGCTGCGAAGTCGTAACGTCCGGTCATTTTGATAATGCCGTCTTTGGTGACGTAGAGGTTGCCGCCTTCGGAGTCTGTTAGTAGTTGCAGTTCTGTTGTTATGGATGGACCGCCGACGCTGATCTCGGCCACTGTGGCGACGGTGGTGCCCACTGTTGTTTTGGCTGTTGGGTAAGAGGTGTACCCAATGAGACGCGTGAACCTTGCGCTGGTTGTTTCGGTCAGTGTTGCCTGACCTAGTCGGTAGATGGTTTGGATCTCCGCTGCTGTTAATGCCCTGGTCCAGATGGCTGCTTGTTGTTTGCGGCCTGGTGTTACTGCGAAGAACTCGCTCTGAAATTCTGTCCATACTCCGCTTGCTGTGAGCGTCATTGTTAACGCTATGCCGTCAATGTAGACCGCCGTGACTGTGGCGTCACTTGCTGTTACGACTGCGATGTGGTGTGGTTGGAATTCATCAAGGTAGACGGTGGCGTTGTATTGGCGTTCTGTTGTTGTGTTGTAAGTTCGAATGTCGAGTTCTTGAGTTGTTTTTTCAAAGCCGATGGTCATTTCGTGGCCGACTCCGTATTCGGAGAAGATGAAGTTTTCGGTGCCGCTGGCCAGTTGAAACCACTCAGTTATTGTCTGCGCTGTTGCTGCTTGAATTGGCCCTGATCCATACCAGCCTTCAATAAATTCAGTTTCGGAAAGGCTGACGCATGTGTCTGGAAGTCCGAGTGCTAGTCCTGGGGCGTTGCTTGTGCGAACGTTTGGTGTTGGACTAAGTGGCATTGGTGCGCTTCCGAAGTCCTGCATTAGTGTCGCGCTGAAGTTCAACGGGTCAATGGGATCGGTTAGTGGGTAGTAGTGGCGCGGGCTGAGGCTGCGGATGTATTTATCGGCTACGTCGTTTGGCATTTCTTCTGTGGCTAGTAATCCGAGCGCGTCGTAGCATTCAATGGTGACGGTGCTGTCAAAGCCGGCGTCGGTCATTGAAACGGGCCAGCCTTTGATGTAGCCCTGGAACACTGCGACGGTGCTGGTGGTTGTTGCCCTAATGCGGATCTGTTTTTTGGGTAGCAGGTTGGTGTAGTACGTGCCGGCGGTGTTGATCGGGTCGTACGTGCGGGCGCGGTTGTCTAAGACAACGGTGGCGGTGCCTGCTTCGAAGTTCTGGTACTCATCGGATCGTCCGCGTCGTGTTGTTACTTCGCGCACGTCGCTGGTTACGTCCACCCAGGTTGGTGTGGCGTCGTAGGGGCCGTTACTGAACGCAATCTCGACGATGGTTGTTGGATAGGGCATTACTTCTTTACCCTGCGACCTGTCTTCTTTGGCGCGGCCTTTGGTGCCTTCACGGTGATCGGCAGTCCATTAGTAGTGGCTCCGTACGTCTGGAGGACGGCGGTCACTGTTTTGGCTATCTCTGTGGGATCGCCAATACCGGACTCGATGGTGATGTAGAAGTTGCCGCTGCCTGCTGTATTGACTGCTGTGGCGGTCATTGCTGCTCTGAAGCCTGGGGTGGCCATGCCTGCTGCTGTGCCGGCGTCTGCTACGCCTTGCAGGTCTGATGAGAGGGATGCTGCTGTGAAGCCGCCGGTGCCGGCGATTAAGTCTTTGGCGACTGTTGCTCCGGCTACTGGTCCTAATTCCAGTAGTTGTTGAATGGCGGCTGTGCTCATGTTGCCGCCGGCTATCAGTGTTTTCATGTAGCCAGCAAAACTTTTGGCGGCGGCAATCTGTTCTTGGAAGATGGCGGTGTAGTTCTTTGGTTTGACTGCTTGTGCGTCTGTGACGTTTTTTTCGGCGGCTGCTACACGGTCAAGTGCATCGGCGTACTTGTTTTGGTCGCCGGAGGCGTTGGCTTGCTGCAGGTCCTGGTATGCCTCGCGGCGTTCTTGCAGGGCTTCATTGACTTTGCTTTGTGCGTCTGTTTGGTCTGATGCTGCGTCACTGAATGCGCGGCCAAGTGAAACTTCACGGCTAATGGCTTGACTGATGCTTCCAACGTAACTTTTGATGGCTTCTTGTGCTGCTTTAAGGTTTTCTTTTAATGCCGCAAATCGTTCTTTTTCTTTTGTTGCTGCGTCTTTGTCGGCTTGTGCTTGTTTTTCTCTGGCGGCTGCTGCTGCTGCGGCTGCTGCTGCTGCGGCAATTTCTTTGTCTTTTTCTATTTTGGCTCTTGCATCTGCATATTGTTGATCCGCCTTTGCTCTTATTCGAGCCATTGATGTACTGTACCAAGACCAGTAGGCGTCGTTTTTTTGCGCTTCGGTGTAGGTTTTAAGAGTTTCCGTGTGGGCGTTAAGTTCAATGTCCGTTTGGAAAATGGCATTGCTAAATCTCGCCATGCCGTTTATGCCCATGTCAAGTCCTGTTTTGAACCTGGTAAAGCCGTTCCTTATTCGACCAAAGCCGTTGACCGTTCCGTCTGCTGCGTGGAAGAAGTCGCCTAGTTCTTCGTTTAATTTGCCTACGGCAATTTGTGCTTGTTTGCCAAATTCTTCGAAGGCTGCACCCAATCCTTCAATGGTTGCTTTTTCACCTATTTTGACTAGCGCGTCTGCGATGCCATTCATGACTGGCAGAAGTTTTGTGCCGATGGCGTCTGTCACTTCACCGAAGCCATTTTTCATTCTTTGTGTCGAAAGGGCTGTCGCTGATGCTGTTCCTTTGACCTGTGTTTCAATGGCGGTCAGGATGACTGCTTGCGCGTCGTGGATGCGGTTGCTTTCAACTAGGACGGCCAGTTTTGCTTTTTCGGACTCGGTGAATGTGATGCCAGATTTGCGCAGGCTGTTGACTCCTTTGATGGGGTCTTCGAGCGCCTTTCCTAGTTGGACTGCGTTTTGTGTTGCTTCACCAAAGCCTGCGGCGGCCATGTCAACTGCTGCTTGCGTTGCCCTGTCAAATGCTCCGCCTGCTACGTCAGCAGTGACTGCTAGTTGTCTGAACGTCAGCAGTTTGGCTTGTGCTGCTTTGATGGTTTCTGCGGTGACGCCTGTTTCGCGCTCGAGCGCGTCCGCGTAATCTTGGATCCGCTTTGTTGTCTTTTGTGTGTCTGCACCAAATAAGGCCATCGTTCTGGCTACTGCGTCGATGCGTTGGTCTGCGATGGCTGCTAGTTCAGCCATCTTTGCCCACTTGACCGCAACGACGACGGCGGCTGTTCCCATTGCGCCTAGTGCCAGCGCACCCTTCTTTGATGCTGCTGCTGCTTTGCTTCCAAATGCGTTGAGGTCGTTAGATGCGGCGGCTAGTGCTTTTCGAAGTGGTGCGGTGTTCCCTGTAACGGGGATGGATATTGATTTTGCAGCCATTGGCGCATTCTACTTTCAGCGGTTGGTTGTGGGGCGTTGTCCTGGTGCGAAGTTGTAGCGCGTAATGAGTTGGCTAATTTTCTTTTCATAGGCGTGTTTAACTTCGTCCCGTCTTCCATCGAGTGCTTCATAGACGAATGGCTGCGGTGCGATGCGTCGTGCTGGCCATCCAAAGTGAATAGGTCCGGCGTAGGGAACCGATGCTCCTTTGCCAATCCGGACGCGTCCCTGGTACTTAGTAGGGCTGGACACAATGGTCGCGGAAAGTCTGCCAGTGAGGACTGGTGCCAATGGCTTTGCTGCTACAGCGACAATCTCGCCGGCGGCGCGGTGTGTTTCTTTCATGTCTTCTCGACATGCAGTGTTTAGTTTTTTCAGGTCGCGTTGCATTTCGCGTAGTCCTTCAATTTGAAGACGGCCAAGTCCTTCTACTCGGTAGCCATAGACGCCAGAGCCAGCCATGCGTCATCTCCTTTTTTGATGTGGCCTGTTGGCCATATTGTTTCGACCATTGCTGCAAGTATTCCTGCCGGTGTTCTTAGTAGATCAAGTGGGCTGATGCCTGTCTTGACTGCTAGTGCCGCAATCAGCCAGGTGGTGCTTCCTGGTCTAAATGTTTTGGGTCTTCCGTGTCGACCTCGAACGACTCAAGTGTTCTAATCCATTCTTCAAATGGCAGCGCTGTTTTCTTGTCTTCAGTTATTGAATGCCACGCGGCGTAGTAGATGTACGTGCTGCGCGGGTGGTCTTCTGTGAATGCTTCGGACCACGCTTTGTTGAAGTGTGACTCGAATGCGACCTCGGTGGCGGCAGAGACTGTTGTCTTTGTCTCTGTGCCGTCTTTGTGCTGGACGGTGAGGTGTAGTGCCATGTGCTTAGATGGTGCCCTTTGTTACGGATCCACCAGTGAGGGTGATGGATTGTTTTGCTAGTTCACCAACGGCTCCTGCCACTGGTGTTGATGCTCCTAAGAACATGTTGATGCAGGTGAACTTCTGCTCGGTTGCTGTTGTCGTGTTGGACACGATCACTTGCGTTGTGCCGGTGCCCACGTTTGTGTAGAGCGTCTCGAGCACTTTGCCTGCTGCCTGGTCGTTGTTCAGTTCAATGGCCAATGACAAGTTCTGGAGTCCGCCGGTGTAGACGTGGCCTGTTGCTCCCATCGCTGTTGTTTCGATAGCGTCTTTTTCATAAGTCAATGTCACGCTCGTTACGTACGAGGACAAGTCGACTGCTGTTCCGCCTGTTGTTGGTGCCATCGTGACCGATGCGTTAGTGAATACGAAAATGGCCATGCTAGGACTTCACAATCGATCCGCCGGTGAAGGTCACCGACTGTTTTGCTAACTCTCCAACCGCGCCTGCGACGGGTGTTGATGCTGCCAGGTACATGTTGGAACAGGTAAAGACTGGCAGTGGTGAGCCTGATGTGGCGTTCTTGATGACCAGGGTGTTGGTGCCGGATCCTGTGGCGCTGTAAAGCGTTTCGAGGACTTGTGCTGCTGCCTGGTCGTTGTTGAACTCAACGGCGACTGACAAGTTTTGCAGTCCGCCAGTCATGACGTGGCCTGTTGCGCCCATTGCTGTTGTTTCGACGCTGTCTTTTTCATAGTTCAGCGTAATGCTGGTTACGTAGGAGGAGAGGTTGATTGTGTTGACGGTGAGGAAGGCGTCTGTGAAAACGAAAACAGCCATAGTCAGTCCTTTTCTTTTGTTGTTGGTTTTGTTGTTGGTTCAATGACTCCAGCAGTGATCAGCATTTCTAAGTCTGCTGGTGCTGCTTCGATGTCTTGCTCGGTGACTGTTGTGCCTAATGCGCCTAGCGTTGAATTGTTGATGAGGATTTTGTAACTAGCCATAAATTTCTACTCCGAACCGGTAGGCAATCATTTCTACTCCGCTAACTGTAACAGTTCGCGGGTTGGCGTCTGTGACTTGCAGTGTGCTGCAGGCTCCACCGAGTGTTGGGTCTGCTTCCACTTTTGCTTTGATGCTGGATGCTCCTGAACTGGTCACGTAGGCGTCGAGTCTGTCTTGTGCGCTGCGTTCACTCATTCTTCCTACGATGACGAGGATGTAGGCCTGGTACTGGTCTAGGCCATCTTGCATTGCGACGCCGTAGTTCACTTCTATTGGTTCAATGACTGCGGCTGGTGGTGAAACTGCATCGGGTACGTAGTCGAAGCACCGCAGGCCTGCAATGCTGTCGATGGCTGCTGCCAGTCCGGTGCGCACTCCTGTTGGTGTCATGCGAAGAACTCGCGCTTGTATGCGCGGACCATTGCTGCGATGTCGCGGCCTAGTGGGCTCATGCGTATTGCGCCTAGTTCGGAAAGTCCGAGGACGCCGCCGATGGAGTCTTTGCGCTTGTACAGGTCCGCGCTCAGGATGTAGGTGGCCTGCTCGATGTCGTCTGGCACTTCTGGCCATCCCCATTTTGCTGTCACTTGTACTTGCGGCCAATAGTTCACTGGCAGGGATAGCGCGGTGGATCCCACAATGGTTAGGTAGTTCACGGGGCGGCCTTTGGCCAGTGCGTTTGTTGGTTCGACGATGTAGTCCGTGTTCAAAGTCATCGTGGTCTGGTAGGTGCCAGTGCTGTTGGGATCTGTTTTAAGAATGAGTCCGGTGGTGCTGCCGATGTCGTCTGTTATGACTCGCAGGTTGCCTATGGGGCGGTACGTCCTGGCCGTTGCTGTGCTGTCTAAGTAGAAGCGCCTGTTCGCTATGCGGTCAATGCTGCGCGATGCGGATTCAATTATCTGTTCCAGCAATGTGTCTTCGACGCTGTCGTCTATTTTCAGGTAGTTCTTTAAGTTGGCCAGGGTGATGTAGCCATTTACAATCGCCATAACTACTTCTTTTTGTTTCCTGGTGTCTTAGGAGCCTGGACTGCTTTTGATCGCTGTGCGGGCTTCTGAACGCTTGCTGTTGGTGTTGTGGGGGTGCCACCCGACTCGGATGGCACAATCTCCGCCGGCGGTGTTGCCGTAGAGCATCCAAGTCGGGTGAGCACTTCTTGGACGCCTTTGGCGCGGTCTTTCATGCCTCGACGGATGTAGCCGTCTAACTCGTGTCGTAGTGCGGCGATGAGTGCGTCGTTGTTCATTGTGTTCCCCTGGTCCGGAGCCGTTGTGCGCGGCTCCGTTCCTGGATGGGGTGTTACCAGTTAGCGACGATAAGGCCGGTGCCGGTGATGGCGCTGAATGCTGCGGGGTACTTGCCAGCGGTGTACGCGCTGAAGCCAAACACAACGGTGCGGATTGCGATGTTGCCGTCTGGCTGCTCGAACCGTACGTACAAAGGAGCGCCGCCGTTGTCTTCCCAAATGTAGGACTCGGAAAAGTCACCGACCACGATGGCGGTTTCGTTTGTTCCGGTGCCGAGGTTGGTTGGCATGTTGGCGTCTTCAATGACTGGAATTCCTAGAAGGCTGAAGCGTGAGTCATAACCTGGGCGGTCATACGTTCCTGGCGCGTTCATCGGTCCACCGGATGCTGGTGTGATGACTGGACGGTTGGATGCGTCCACTGCCTTCATTAACGCTCCGGCCATTGATGGGTGCATCACGATGTAGTTTGCGCCGCCGTAGTAGTTCGTGGCTACGTTCTGCACTGCGTCAACTAACTTAGGGAAGAACTCTGCGTAGGTTGGCGATGCGTCTGTGTAGGTTGTCGCGTTGATGCCTGATGTGTTCAGGATGCCTCGGTGTTCACCGCTGGATCCTGAACCGTTAAGTGCGAGGCCGTCTAGTTTCGATGCGTATGAACGGATCGAGTCTCCGAGGAGTTGTGTTTCAACTCCTGTTCCACGAAGGACTGCTTGCTTGGAAAGGTCAAACATTGCGGCCACTGTGTTCACGTTGATCGTGAGGAGTGTGTCGTCTGGGCTGGACTCGGTTGGTGCTGTGTTTTCCGATGCCTGCACGTACGAGGTCACGCCTGTTGTTAGGCGACCAATGTTGACGGTCATTCCATTCGCTGGTAATGCAGCCTGTGTTGAAATGTCCAGGGTCTTGCGTCCTGCGCGGCGTAGTGGTGCGAATTCGTTGACCAAGTATTGCGGGACTACAAGTCCGGCGAAGTTGGATGAACCGCTGTCGCGCTTTTCGATTGACTCGCGCTGGTAACGCTGGATGCGTTCACGTGCTTCGTATGAACCACCGAACTCTGCGGCGATGGCATCTGCGAGGAAGTCGTTGTTGCTGCGCTCGTGATAGGTGGCTTCTTCTGAAATGACTCGTGCTGGCGCTGCTGAACGTGTCTCGGTAACTGTGGAGTCCACTGTTGCTGCTAGTTCTGCTGCTTTGGCTTTGCGCACTTCGATGTCGGTGATCTGTTCGATGCGCTCATCGAGTTTGTCAATTTCAAGTTTGAGGGCTTGCACGTTGGCAAGTTCAATTTCGGTGATGTCGCGGGCTTCGTCTGCTGCGCGACTAAGTGTTGCTTCAATAATCGTGCTCTTTGCGGAGCGTGTCTCGTGGAGGTTGGTGAGGAATTGGTTAGCCATTGGATGTTTCTCCTGTTGTTGGGCTGCTTGTGGGGCGGGGTGCCTTGTTGCTTGCCGGAGAGGGTGCCACGACTGTGGGGTGCTGCTCTGGTTGGTTGGGGTGCCGACTGTGTGTAATTCTAATCGGCGTCAGTCGCCTGGCACAAGGACTGAAATTGTCGGTGTCCCTGATGCTGTTATTGCCCAGAGCGTTTCGTTTGATGGCACTCGGATCGTGATGGGTCCTGCGGCGTTGTCAATCTTGAGGCCGGTGCTGCTGGTCACTGTGTTGTCTCCACCAATGTAGAAAGTGGCGGCAGTCAAAATGTGGACGATGACGTCACGTGTCATTGGTTCTGCTGTGACCAGTTGTGTTGCTGTTGATGCGTTGATTGCGGTTTGTGTTGCTTTCATTTCCTTATTGCTTTCAGTATTTCGTCTAGTTGATCGAGGTTGGGTGTTGGGGACTGTTCGCGTACACCGGCGACTTGTGCGTTCTGGCCGTACGCGCCAAAGGTGACCAGGGATACTTCTGCCAGGTGTGCTGCTATGCGTTCAACGACTCCGTCTTTGCGGCGGTTGTCTTTCAGTGGTTGAAATCCGATTGAGAATTCGCTTAGTGCGCCGTCACGGACCAGTTCGAGGACGTCGTCTGAACGGGAGCCCTTGCTCACTTTGAATTCGCCGTAGAGGCCATTGGCGTCTTCGCGCAGGAGGGTGGCGCGTCCGATGGGTAGTGCGCGGGCGTCGTGGCTCACTAGGAGTTTGACTCGGTGTGCTGCGGGGATGACTCTCGAAAATGCGCCGCGTCTGAAGACCTCAGTGAGGTTGGTGTTGATTTGCTGCTCTACGTCGTAGGGCACGACGATGCCGCATATTGTGCGGCCTTCGCCTTCGCCGCGAATTTCGAGCGTTGTTTCGTAGGCTCTGTTTTCAATGCTCATAGGGGCATCTCCTCTTGTTGTGTTTCTGGTGGTGTTCCCAATGGTGGTAGGTCTTCCAATTCGCGGATCTCATCCACTGTTAGGAAGCCGGCATCGAGGGCCAGTTTGTGCGCCTGGTATCTGGTGTAGGTGTCAGCCCTTAGGAGGCTGTCATAGTTGAACTTGGCCTCTTGGCCGCGTGGCAGGTAATCCGTAAATGTGGACTCGATGCGGGTGGTGATCGGCGCAATGGATGTCCGTAGGTATTCCAAACCTTGCGCTTCAACGTTGCTGTACGTGCGGGAGGTGTTGGGTGCTCCGACCATGTTCCCTGGTACGCCGACTATGTTGGCGGAGTCTGAGACCGCCATGTTTCGTGCTTCGACCAGTTGGCTGTCGTTCGCGTTCGCTGTCAATGGTTCGATGTCTGTGGATGCGTTTAGGATCGCAGGAATTCTGGACTTGCCGCCGTAGTGCTCCATCCACTTTATTTTCAGAAGGTCTGCTTCGTCTTCTGTCAGGTCGGGGTTGCTTGACTTGATCGCGTATGACGGCATGGCACCGCCGTTGAAGTAACGGGCGGCGTATTCCATGACGGCGACTGCTGCTCCTACTCCCTGGCGTTGTGCTGCAACGATGCCTATGCCTGCAACGTCGCCTGGGAGGCTGAAACCTTTGATGTGGAATATCTGGTCCGCACTAAATTCCTGTTCATCAATGCGGAAGTATTTGCGGCCATCGCGTTTGTAGATGGTCACTCGTTCTGGTGCTACAGGGTAGATGGACTCTGGGTAGCCGGTTGGCCCTGGTTCGCCAAGTATGGCCACATAGTTTCCATGCAGAATTAGTGCGGCGACCATTGCGCTTATTGTTTCGACGCGTGTTTCTAGTGGGTTGGGGCGCTCAAGCAATCGTGGTGTTGGTTCGAGTTTTTGGTCTGCCCTGTATGCGTGGAGGGGCATTACGCCTACGGAGTCAGCGATCATTGTGGTTGCTCGCCAAATTGCCGGAACGGATAGCGCGGACTCTGCGTTGACTGCTACTCCTGCGTAGTTGTCGAATGATGTACGTGTGATGCGTCCGTTGTTGTCAACGTAGGCGCTGCGTGTTGCTGCTTTGTTTTGAAGTAGGCGGTTCAGCATTTTTTAGTTTCTCTCGACTGCTATCCCGAACGCGACCATTGCTATGCCTGCAAAGAAAAGCGCGACGGGGATGGATAGGAATGCGACGCTCATTGTGATGATTGTAGTTCCTACTACTTGTAGGACTGTGGCTAAGTGTTTCTTCATTAGAATATTCTACTCCTGGTTGTTTCTGGTGGTCTTCTGTTGGTGGCGTGGTGGTAGGCCAGTGTGCTCGAGAACAATGGCGTCAGGTCGGTGCTCTCTACTGTGCGCGACCACAGCCATCCTGATGCCATCTGTTTTCTTTTCGCGGACTCAATTGCTGCCGTCAGTGAAGTGTGCGGCCTGATGCGGATCGCGTCGTCGAGTACTGCGTCGTAGAAAATGCCGCAGGCTGCTGTCATGTCTCGAAGGCTGTATCGGGTGACCGGCAGTCCGCCTGTTTCTAGTCTGTCGACCAGGCTGTTCGCTGGTGAATATCCATCGACAACGATGGCTCCTCTGTTCTTGCGCCAAAGTTCCAGGATGCGGTCAACCACCCAGGAGACGCCTTCGCGGTGGTCTATTAGTTCCACGCGGCCTGTTTCGTCTGCGACTGAAATGGCCGACCAGGATCGGTCCATTGCGACGTCAATGCCAAATGAAAGTGCACCGGCTGGTGCTGTTGTTGGATCCATAACTCGTTGTACGTATTTAGCGGGGATGGCTGCGTCGTCTAGGACGGTCCACTGGCAAAGCATGGCCCTTCTAAATTCGCCTTCAGTCATTGTGCTCCTGGCGTGGGCCACAACTCGTTCGTCGATGGTGTGTCCTAGTGCGGGGATGGTTTTCCACCAAACGTTCGGATCGTCGATGTCGTCGTCTTCGTGGGCGCTGAACTCGAAGTAGGCGACGCCTTCATCAATGCCTGCGTCAACCATTGCGCGTCCCTGCTCCACCTTGCGTTTGAGGTACAGCGAGGCCTGTGTTCCTGCTGTCGAAATGACGAACAACTGCGCATCTCGTTTTGTGGCCATCGCTGGTAGCAGTGCGCCTTCGCGCCTGTCGTCTTCGTCACTGAATGCTTCGTCAATTACGCCTAGCGAGATGACTCGTCCGTGTCCGGCTGTTGGTGTGGATGGCATGACGTCGATGCGGCTGGCGTTCTTGAAATGGACGGACTCCATCCCTGCTCCGCGATAGATGCGTTTTACTGTGGCGGCCAGTTCGCTGTTCTCTATCAGTGGCACCTGATCGTCGACCAGTTTTCGCCTGGCGTCCCATCCTGTTTGCGCTGTGTAACCGATGGTCTGTGGCGATCCCCAAAGGAGGGCGCGGTGTAGTTCCATCGCCAGCATCAGGCTGGTCTTGCCGCACTGGCGCGGAACCAGGACGTTCAGTTCGCGGTAGACGGGATTCCCGTCTGTGTTCATTTCGAGGGCTACGTCTGCGACCATTTTCTGCCAGGGCATCAGTGGTGTGCCTAGTCGTTTAGCAATGGCGGCTACTTCGTCACCTCTGCTTCGCCGGCGTTTGTTTCTTTTCGTTGCCCACCTCGGACTGGATCTGTTTAATGAGTTGTTCGAGTGGGTCATTGGTTGTTTCTGCTTCTTCTTTTAATTTGTCTAGGAGTTTGAGGTAAATCTCGGACTGCTCTTGTGTCACTTTAATTAGTGGGTTCACGATGGGGTTTCTGAAGCCGCGCACCAGGAGGCCGGTTGTTTCGATCTGGCGCTTTGCTTCGTAGTAGAGGTGCGCGGCGTATGCGGTCATGGCTACCAGTTCAGCGATGCTGTGTCCGGCGTTCTTGATGTCGCATCGTTCTGCGAGGTCGTCGTAAATCCTGCGGGCCTCTGGGCATAGCGCGGCGATGTCAGGTGCTACTGCCGGCCTTGCTGGTTGCTTTGCGGAGGCTTGCTTTTTTCTTGGTGTGCTTTTCCCAACGGGCGATGATGACGTCGGCATAAATTGGATCCATTTCCATTGTGTAACAGGTGCGGTTTAGTTGTTCGGCGGCTATGAGGGTGGAGCCGCTGCCGCCGAACGGATCCAGAATGATGGTTG